TCCTGCCACTTCTTCATCTGCTCATCCCGCGTCTGCTTGCCAGTGTTGTGAAGCCACGGGCCGAACGTCCAGCGATTCCACGTTCCCTCGGGACCGGCGCGGAAGGCATAGCGGCTGTTGGCCTGCACCCTCACGGCCTGAGTCCAGTACGCCGGGTTGGCCGCAGCGAACTTCCGCATCTGCTGGTCACGCGCCTGGGGGGTCGGCCAGCCGCCGTAGATCTTGACGCTGGTGTCATCAAACCCGTAGCCGTCGACCACGGCCGCAGGGCCGGGATTCCCAACACCGGGAATGCTGATCACCTGCCAGCCGTCAGACCATGCGCGGGTGTAGCTGCGAACACCGTTGGCGGCATTACCCTCAATCGTCTGAAAGGTGCCGTCCTTATTCAGCGCGTTGACAAAGCCAACGTGCTTGCCGTCGATGATGAACAGGTCGCCGGGCTTGGTGTTTTTGCCATGCGGGCCGTACCAGCCCTTGCGACGGGCACGGGTCACCATCTCGGCGGTGGAGGGATGCACGACAGCCTTGGCGTCCTTCTTGTATTGCGCCGACGCCTCAGACTTGTCAATGACATAGCCCACAAAGCAGGCGCACCAAGGCACGCCCAGCAGTCCGTAGAACTCCTGGCACTCGTCAACGATCGGATCGCCCGAACGGTTGGGCTTTGCACCCTCCTGCGCCCCGAGGTAGTGCCCGGCCTTCCTTAGCGTTGCCTGCCCGTTGCTGATCACGACGTCCCCTAGGTGTTGTTGATGATGCCGACTGCCACGCCGGTGATTGCGCCGCCGGCCAAAAGCCACACGACGCGGCTGGTTGCAGCTGCGCCCTGCAAACGCGCACGCCAGAGTTCGATTTCAAACACTCGCCCTTCGAGCTTGCCCAAGCGGTGATTGGCCTCACGCTGAAGGTTCTCCACGGTCGCCAGTGCATCGCGCAATTCGCGTATGTCCTGGCGGATCGTGTGCGCGTCCTCGGGGGTCATGCGGCCGATTCGTAGACAAACGTTCCCATAACGTTGTCCCCGTTTGTGAATTGCTGTCCAAACCCCAGCGGGTTGCCATTTCCGTCCTGATAAAAGTTCATGGCGGTCGTGCTCGCTGCAACCAATGTGCCGACGTAATTGGTGACGCCAGCGTCAAAGATGCGATAACTGCCGTAGGCGCTATTTCCTGCCGCTGCGGCAGCAATGCCGCTGAATGAAATCGCCATAACATTGCTGGCCGTTCCCGACGATGTGCAGGACACATCGAACGTCGCAATGACCAGCCTTCCCACTTTGATGTAACGGGAACGGTTATTTGTGATTGTCACCGTGGCGCTTTGGGTAATCACCGGGGTCCAAGACGTCCACGCGGCAAAGAACGGCGCCAACTCAAGAAGGTTGTTGCCGATCGCATTCATTTGCGCGGACGTCAGCACATTGCCCGGCGCGAAATCAGTCTTTGGCGTTGTCCAGGCCACGGTGACTCCTAGAAGTAGAGGAAGTTATTGTCGAGCTGCCCCAGAATCGGCGCATCCAACGTGAAGTATGCCCGGGAATCGGTGTGCTCAAAAGTCAGGGAAACGGTGTGGCTACCCGGCATAATCGAATGCTGAATGCCGCTGACGATAAGCGACTCGGTGATGCTGGCAGGGCTTCCAACGTCGTAGGACTTCTGGATTGTCACGACGTCAACAAGATCCAGCGCCAAAACGTCGTTTTGGTGCGCGACGTCATACGCGGCCAGCTGCAGGCTGACGCCCGTGAACCGCAAGATGGGATCTTTGTGAGTTGCCAGAAAAGCGTTGGCAAGATTCAGCACTTCCGCCGTGGTGCTGTTCAGTAGATCAAGCTTTGAATACTGCGATGCCTGGTACCTAGCGATGCTGTCGGCGTCCGATGCGACTTGCACGTTGCCGGCTGGGGACTGCATCTGGATGCTGTTAAACAACAGTTCGTCGCCAAACTGGTTGGTCAGTGAGCTGTAAGCAATGCCCGTGCCGTCCTCAGTGAACGCGGCAAGGGCCGACGGGTTGATGTTCTGGCTACGGTCAACAAACGTCAGGATGTTGGCGTGATCCATAAACAGGAATCCGCCTTCGGACGCCGCCACGCGCTGCAGGTAGCTCAGCACGTTGGTGCCCTGGTCGACGTCATACGCGCTTCCGCCGCCCGGCGTTCCGCCCATCGTGCCTAGGCCAGTATCGAGGGCTCGGGGGCCTTGGTAGGCAATCTCCGGCCGGGCCAGCGATGCCGTGATTCGTGCTCCTGAGAGCTGCTCCACCGGCGCCCATTCGGCAAACGTCATGTTGGCAAGCACTGTGAAGTTGTCAGCACATTGCGCGGTCATGCGGTTGCCGGGCGTCGTGAAGTCGTAGTCAAGGTCCCAATCGGTGATCGTCCCCGCGTAGATCGGCAAGCCGTTGGCGTAAACCTCTACGGGCTGACGCGGCCCTACGAACGGGTAATACGGCGAATCCTCGTTAAGCGGGTCAAGGTCGCGGTTCGGGTCGTAGAACGTGACTGATGCGGTGCCGGCGTTGAATTGCTCGGTGTCGCGGTTGCGGCCACGGTTGATGCTGATGCTTTTGACCATGCTGGTGACGTCCAACATCTGGATGCCGCCGAGGGTGTCGTTGTCAAGCTGGCCAAACGTCGGCGAGTCAAGCTGGAACGGGGTCGCAAAGTCGACGGTTTGCTCAAAGCCCACCAGCACCTGAATGGTCGGGAGACTCATGCCGCTGCGAACGCCGGTCCTGAGCGCCGCTGCGCCCGCTGAATGGCCTCAATGATCTGCTGGCCCACCTGGTCGGGCGTGGACACCAGCCCGGCCTCAATGTTGATGGTGATGCCGCCCATGCCGCCCATCTTGTTGAGCGGAACGACAGCCTCGGGGCCAGCCTCACCAATCAACGCCAGCGTGGGCTGGGTGACGATTCCGCCCTTTGCCAGCCTCGGGATCAGGGGCACGTTGGGAATGTCGTCAAACGGGTTGACCTTGTTGATGCCGCCAATGGCCTTGTTGATCGCCTTGACGCCCACGTTCAGCGCGTCGATCACGACGTTGATTGCGCCCTTGACGATGTTGCCCAAGGCGGTCGCACCGCGTTCCAGCCCATCCCCGATGTAGCCGATGATTTTGGCGCCAATGTCCTTGATGTCACCGGCGATCCCAGCAACCTTGCCGATAAGCGCGTCCACAAAGCCGCCGATCTTGTTCCAAATCGCGGTAGCCAGGCTGGTGACCCCATTGACGATGTAGGTGATGACTCGGCTGCCGATGTTGCCGAGCCCCTCAACCCACCCTTCGAGCTTGCCAATGAGGGCGCCAGGCAGGCCGCTGATCTTGTCCCATACCTTTGTTGCAAGGTCGGCCACGCCGCCGGCGATGCCGCTCACAATCGACTTGCCAATGTCAAGCACGGCCGTGGCAATAGTGATGGGGAACTTCAGCAGCGTTTCCTTGATGCCGTCCAGCACGCCGCCAGCGGCCTTCTTTAGCCCATCCCAGACGCCTGAGAAGTCACCCTTGACCAAGGCCACAATTGCCGAAATCGCGCCGCTGATTACGTCGAACGCTGCCTTGACGGGCCCGTCGAAATAGTCAACGACAACCTCAACGGCCTTTTTGACCGCTGCCCAGACCTTTTCCAAAATGTCGCGGAACGTTTCGGACTTCTTGTAAAGCAGAATGACGCCAGCGGTGAGAGCTGCCACGGCAACGATGATCAGGCCAATTGGATTGGTCAGCAGAGCGATGGCGCCAGCGACCTTCATTGCCGCGTTGATCAGCAGCACTGCCGAAGCGACTGCGCCGATTGCTGCGGCCAGTGCCAGAAAGACCTTGGGATTGCGCTGCGCCCATGCACCAAACGCCTGAAGCGGCCCGAGAATGGCTTCAATGGCGGGCAGCAGGGCAGCGCCGACGCTTTCCTTGGTTTCTTCAAGCGCAATGCCCAGGCCCTTGAACTTGCCTTGCGCCGTGTCGGCCGCAGCTGCAGCGTCGCCCTTGAAGGTCTTGGACAGAATGCCAATGGCTTCTTCGGCCGTGGCGCCGTTCTTGATCAGCGTTTTCATGCGGGGGTCAAGAGCGTTCAGGCCCTTCAGGTTTCCCGCGTATGCCTTGCTCAAAGCCTCAGACACTTGAGCAAGCGGCTTGCCCGTGCCAGCGGCTACGTCAAGGGCAAGTCCTAGGCCCTTCTGAGCCTTCTCCAGATCACCAGTACCCCGGGCCAACGTGGCAAGCGCCGGGCGTAGCTCCTCGTCAGAAACCGCAGCGGCCATTGACGTCTGGGTGATGTAGTCCTCAACCGCCGCCACCTGGTTCTTGGTGGCCTTGGTGCTAGTCGTCAGCGTTCGGGCCAGCTGCTCCTGCGCCGCTTGGTCAGCCATGGCGCCCTTGACGGCGTCAAAGGCAGCGGCGCCCAAGGCAGCGACTGCAATGCCAGCGGGTACTGCCGCCTTCTTGATTGCGTAGCCAGCCTTGGCGCCGGTCCCTTCAAGCTGGTTGAACTTTGCAATGCCACGGTCAATGCCGGTGCCGTTGAAGTCGGTGAGGATGGGGATTGTGATTGCCATTAGTCCACCAACCCCTGAACGGTCTTTTCAGCCTCGCGCACCAGCTGCTCGATGCCCCTGTTAATTCGCGGCGCGTGCTTCTCGGCCAGCGGCCACAGAACGCGGTCGTGCCGTGCCCTGATGTTGATGCCCAGCGGCTTGTTGTTGCTCACGGTTTCGAACACCACGGCGGAAGGCGTGCCCTGAGACACATACAAGACCGCGTTCTTATCCCGGCGCGTTGAGGTCTTGACCTTCACGCCGGTCTTTACCTTGTTGATCTGCCAGGGAAAGATCGAAAACGCCTTCGGGGTCCACGACCGCGCCATACCTGAGAGCGGCAGCTTTGGGTAAAGGGCCTTGGCCTCGGACACCATGGGCGCCACAACGTCCTTGGCGGCCTTGTTAAATTCCTTGCGGAACTCGGGGTCAACGCGGCGCAGTGCCTTGATTGTGTCCTTCACGCCCACAATCTCGGTTTTGACTGTCGCCGGCATCAGCGTTGGCTTTCTCTGATGATTTCCAAGACCGTGTTGAGGTCTTTCACTGTGAAGGGTACATCTGGGGGCCAGAAGCCTGTCTGCACCAGCACCAGGGCTAGAGCTCGGCTGACTGACCCCCGTCCGTAGGATTTGAGTCGGCAGGCTTGCCGTCGTCAATCACTTCCAAGTCCTCGACCTCATCGAGGAACCCGTCAAACGTATCTGCAACGGGTAGATCCTTAGACCGTGCCGCACTCCACGCCATGAATGCGATGTATTCCAGCCGGGGCGCCATTTGCAGCACCTGGGCGGAAACATTGAAATGACGTTCGAACGCCACGGTGTTCTTGATGCCCGCAATGTCCACGACGTATGAACCTGACTTCGTAGTGAAGGCAATGTTCCCGTTTACTGCTGCTGAATCAGCCATCGTTTACCCCTTGTGATTGTTTACGGCGTGACGTCGCGCACCCAGGTGCCGCCCGAGAATGCCACTTCCATGACCTGCAGCTCGCCCACGGTGTAGGTCACAGGGTAGTTAGCGATCATGGTGTCGCTGATCGTCCACTCGGGATTGGACGCGCTCACGGCGCCCGCGTCCTTGCGAACGATGATTGCCGTGTCGCCAGCGCCCAGCTCGGCCGCGACGGTGGCCTCGACGCTGCTGGCGCCATAGTCAACGTAAAGGGTGATGGTGCCCTCCACGGTCTGCAGGCCGCCGACCATTCGCTCGCCACCGTCGCCGAACGCGGTCGACACAAGCGGGTTCTGGCCGAGGGTCAGCGTCACTGCTGAACACTGGTCTGCCAGCTGCACGCCGCCAATGGTCAGCGACGCCGGCTGGGAAAGGTAAGTCGTGGCCGCCATGAGGGCTAGCTCCTTTGGGTTCCGACCCGAACTGTCAGGTCATAGGTGGGAACTTCCTGCCCACCGATTTGCATGATTCCGGGAATTCCCCGAATGAGGCTGATGCCGCTGTTCATGATGGTGTCAGCC